GGTGTGAGCATGTACGATGGGGGGACAAAGATAAACGGAATGACAAGCCAGGTGGTTGTAATCAGCAGTCACTGGAGCAGCACGGATTCGGCCCCAATTATCTGGACGATGAACGGATCGACCATAACATTTGTATCGTCTTCGATTACGAATTCAACAAGCTACTATGCTGGAGACGGGACAAGGGACCAGACCTATGTGACGGTTATTGAATGCAACGAGTGCAGAGAAACAGACGAATGGACACCATAGCAAGGAGTCGAAAGACATGAACGAAACCTTTGGATACACCGACGAACTGAAGTCGATGGCGGACCATGATGCCATTGGTGCACCACAGGGTACCGGACTTGACGCGATCATTCCCCAACTGGACAGCCATATAGATTATCCACTGAGAATGTTCGCCTCGTTTCCAACACCCGATTCGAAGCTGAACATCAGTTCGAACCAGACCGAGGCGGGTGACGGAACAAAGAAGACCACTCCACCCATAGAGAGTGTTCTGAACGTTTATCCGGCCACCACCATTGACTTTCAATCCGCTGCAACAACCGGCGGGACCGTGAAGGTTGGCGGTGGGGCCTTTGCACTGCCGGACGGAACGCTTGGGCAGTTCAGAAGGGTGGCGTTTGTCTACAAGAGCGCACTGAATGAAATAGAGGCGGCGTTTTCCGTCGAATCAGCAACCCTCGGCGGACTCGTGAATCCAGCCGTTGTATTCCCTGCGGGCGATGTAAACATCGGCTACATGGATCTTGAGTGTACGGATGCGACGGTCGGCGACAGCAAGTACAAGACAGCCGGTTCGGCGACGGCAATTATTGAAAACAAGGTCGGGTCCGACCCCAGAATGTTCCGCGTGTTTGGAGGAGGAGCCGGTGGGGGCGGCCTGCTTCAGTATGAAGAGAAGACTGTCAACACGACCATGTCTGTAAACAAGGGCTTTGTGTCAAACTCGGCTTCCCCTGTAATATTCACCCTTCCGGCGGTTTCGGTTGCCTTCGACAGGATTGACGTTGCGGGCAAGGGCACAGGCGGATGGGCGATTCACTCCAATGCGGCGGCCACAACCCAGAAGATAGTGAAGGGCGACTTGTCGTCACCGGACAGTTCCAATGACAATATTCAACTTCTTACTTCAAGCTCCCAGTATGATGCCGTGACCCTTCTGTGTCTCGTTCCAAACAGCTTGTGGGCAGTCATAGACAGCCAGGGCGGAGAAATTGGAAACTGGTGGGGCGATGGAAGCGACGGGGATGTCTCAACTGCCGGAGGCGGTGCCGGTGATATAATCATTCCTGTCGTGGAAGACGGGGATATGGTTGTAAAGAACTTTCTGAATTTCAGTCTGAATACCGGTGACACCCTGACTCCGCAAAACCGCTGCAAGGGCACAATGCTTCTTGTCAGGGGGAACATGTATTGTGACGGCAAGATCTCAATGACCGGAAAGGGGTACAAGGGTGATCCTACTGGAGTTGACGCTGGTGGTCTTGTCATTAGAAGGGCCAAGGTTGGCGGTGGACAGTCCCACATACTTCCAGACCAGCTCGCAGGGTGCGGGGCAGTGGCCCAGGCTTCGGAGAACAAACAGAAGGAAGTCGATGACGGCATTGTTTACTACGTTAGAAAGTACGGTGGAGCGGGTGCTCCGGAACAAAGCGATTCTGTTAGGGACGGTATAGGTTACAACGCCCCCGGTCAGGCCGGTAATGCCTTCAGCCCTCCTTCATGCGGTGGAGGTGGTTCTGGAGGTGTTCAACGCGCTGGAGACACAACAAACAACCAGGCCGGTGCCGGTGGTGACGGGACGTGTTTTTCAGGCGGTTCTGGTGGTGGAGGTATGTGCGGCAGTAATACAAACTCCAACCTCACTCCCGTTCCCGCGAACGGTGAAGACAACGGTGGCGGTGGTGGAGATGGTGGCCCGTCCGGTGGTTTTGCCAACGGAGGCGGCGCAGGTAATCCCGGTGGACTTGGAGCAGATTACACGACACTCAAGCCAATCATGGACGGCGGCGACGGAACAGGAGGCTTGCTGATACTTCTCGTAAAAGGCAATCTGACGCTTGGTCCCAATGCAGAAATCGAAGCCAAGGGCATTAAGGGCGGCAGTCCTTCCCTGTATGTAACCGGCTATGCCTGCGGCGGTGGCGGCAGCGGTGGTGGAACAATAATCATCATGTATGCTGGCGTACTCTCACAAGACCCTGGTGCAACCATTTCTGTTGCCGGTGGAGCCGGTGGAACCACGAACAGTTCTGGATTGTCACACAAGGACGGTGGTAACGGAGGTGCCGGAAGTATTCAAGGTCCAACCAAGGTTGACGTATAAGGAGTAAGCGACATGACTCTTCCAAAATATGTAATCCTGTACAGCAGGAACGAACCTGTGTCCAAGGCATTTGCCGATGCAAACAGTGAAGAAACAAGCATTGATTTCGGCAATCCGGAAGACCCGAATCTGCCGGATTACAAATGGATGGGGTTTCCCGATCCGTCAATATTCCCCTGTGTTGTTGACACTGAGGCGAGGGAAATCATGCACGGTGTTGAAAACCTCGCCGATGCCAAGCAATCCATCGAGGACCGGGTCTCCGAACTGAAGTGGGCAGCAATGAGAAAGGAGCGTGACGCACGAATGGACAGGATGGACAAGCGGCTGATGTCCGACTCAAGTGCGACACAGGCCTGCAAGGACGCCACGACGGCATACCGGACGCTGCTGAAGAATCTGCCTGATACAATTGAAGACATAGATGACTTTGAATGGCCCGAAGAACCAGCTTACGAGAAGGTGACATGATGAAGATTTTGTTTTTGATTCTGTTTCTCTGTTCGTGTTCCGGCAATCCGTTCGACAAGGACAACAAGCCCGAAGAGCCGGTTGTTCCAAAGCCGCAGCAGTTGAAAAACAAGCGGATTGACTATCTCGTCAGGGGCGAGGCTCATGTGCTGGATGAATACGGTGCAATATCCAGAGGGAACGGGATGCTCTGGTCGTGCCTGAAGCACGCAGCGGGTGGACGCGGGGTGCAGTGGAGGAAGTTTCACAAGGAGGGACATCCGTACTGGATGATTCGCTCGCGGCACTATGAGCCTGAAAACGTGGGCAAGCCCGGTGTAATGTGGTCGTGGTATTCGGCTGACGAGGTTGTCGGGGAACTGACATGCGTCTGGACAGACCAGGATCTTGAATGGCTGGAGAACCGGATCGAGTGGCTGGAGGCCAATGACTGGGACGTATGCGGCGGTCGTGAATACGCGGACAGCTATACGACATGGCTTGGCCGGTGCAAGATGAAGGCAAACCTCAAGGCTACATACTACGAGATCCTGTACCGGCTCGGCGGTGCAAACCACAGAAGCGAGCGTGCAAGGCCGCAGATCTGGAATCCAAAGGCCACGGGTGTGAGCGCACACCTCACGGTGCTGCAGTTTCTTCTTCGCGGGATAATGATGGATGGTATCAACGACCTTCAGATCGACTTCCTGCGGTCACGCAAGCAGAAGAATCCGGGGAACAGCCTTTACCACTGTGCCTACCACCTGTTTACCGACCAGGAAATGGATGTTGGAATATCGCAGCTTCTCGGAAGCGTGCGCTTTCCGAACGGCCGCCTTCCAAACTCCACCGACAAGCGCTGCACGCACTATCTCTTTCAGCGCGAGCAGTATATCGACGACAAGTTGAACAAGGACTGGAAGTCCTGCCCGGAGGTCGATCCGTTTGAGGAGTACCACGGTGTGGACCTTGCCTTCGCTGCAAGTGTCTGTCTTGGAGACGTTTACATGAGGGACTAGAATGGACAGTTCCATAATGAAGCTGGCCGTATCCGGCCTTTCCATTGAAAAGGTAATAGTTGCAGGGTTTGTCGCCGGGTGCATTGCTCTGGTGTTTTTCTTTGTGCGCGAGTGGTTCAGGAAGAACGACACGGCGAAGATGAGGGAGCAGCTTGCGTCGATCCTGACCAGCATCCAGACCATGAAGGAGAGCATTGCCCGCATAGAGGGGCGGATGGATTCCATGGGAAGAACGGTGCAAACCAACCACGACGAGCTTATTCGTGCGAAAATGGAAGTAAAGGCCTTGTGGAGGGCGGTGGATCCTCCCAATCGAAAATCAGACAATGGAGGAAACGGACCATGAGTGAAGAAGAAAAGTATGGCGGAGAAGAGGTAAAGCTGGACGACACGCTGGACTGCATCAACTACGCAAAGAAGATGCTGACCGACGCAGCCGGGCACAAGTCCGACGACGGCAAGATTGACACCATGGAGGCGGCCTCCATGATGATTTCAAACGCCCCGGCCGCTTTCAAGGCCTTCGTCGGTCGTGAAAACGTCGACGATGAACTGAAGCATCTCAACCAGGAGGAACTCAAGATCCTGGCGAAGGAGGGAATGGATGTTGTGAGGCTGGCGTTTGCACTCTTTTCAAAGCCGGAGGCGAAGGAGGAATCAAAGGAGTGAGAATCGGACACGACGGCATCGAGCTTATAAAGCATTTCGAGGGCTGCAGGCTTGAAGCCTATCTGTGTCCGGGCAACGTGTGGACCATCGGCTACGGCCATACGCAGGGTGTGATGAAGGGTATGAAGATTTCCGAAGTCCGTGCCGAGGAGATGCTCCGGTCGGATCTTCTACGATACGAGCGGGCGGTCGGCAAGCATGTCATCATACCCCTTTGGCAGTGTGAAATAGATGCGCTTGTCAGCTTCGTCTTCAATGTCGGAGTAAGGGCCTTCAAGAACAGCACGCTTCTGAAACACTTGAACAGGGGTCAGCGGCATCTGGCGGCAGAAGAGTTCCAAAGGTGGAACAAGGCCGGGGGTGTGGTGCTGGAGGGACTTGTAAAGCGGAGACAGGCTGAGAAACAACTGTTCATGCGGGGAGAACCACATGCTTACTCGATTGCTTAACCAGTTCATTCTGTGGGCGGTGATCCTTCAGCCGGAGTATGCAGTTGCGGTGCCGCAACTGCCGGAGACACTGACAAACCCGTGGTTCTGGCTTTTCTATCCCGTGGTTCTTGTCGGCCTTCGCGGCCTGTCTGAACTGTTCGTCCGGCTTGCAAGGGGTACGGAGAACAAGTGGGACAACCGGCTGGCAAAGTGGTTCTCGCTGCTGGTAAAGGTTTTGGGACAGGTGGCCGGTAACCTTGGTTATGGGCGGTCGAAGATGTTAAAATAAAGGGGTTCCATAGTAATTTCCTTTCGAGAGTGCCGGTTCCAAAGGCGGGACCGGCATTTTTCTTTTCCACAGATCCCTGTGGACAACATGTGCATAATGCTGGATGTAGGGGTGTTCCGGGGGCTTGCCTCCACATCCAGGGTGATGCCGTCGTGCCTAATAATTAAACAGTAAAAAACCGTTTGACACCTTGGCCCGCAGGGCTTATCACCTCCAAACCAAAATTTGCAGGAAGCGACAATGATACGACTGAAGATTGAAAACCACAGGACGAAAGTGCTCTGCAGACCGGATGTGGAGAGGGCGGTATCGGACCTGCTTTCCTACATACCGCCTGGTGCGGAGCATCAGAAGAGATACCTCCCCCCCCATATTGCGAAGAACTGGGACGGGAGGGTGAAGCTGCTGAAGCGGGGATATTTCCCTACAGGACTTCTCGGTCTGGTTGAGGGATTACTTGAGCGCGAGGAAGTGGAATATCAGATCGAAGACCTGCGGATACCTCCGGAATCCAACACCGTGGACTACAATTTCAGCCCGCCTGACGGTTTCACTGAGAGGGATTACCAGGAAGAGGCCATAGGAGCCACAGAATCAAACGTCAGGGGCGTTACCGTGATCGGGACGGGTGGAGGCAAAGGCTACATTATGGCCCGTGTAATCGCCAACAGAGGCGTTCAGACGCTTGTTTGTGCGCCGGACGTTGGGATCAGGGAACAGTTGCATGACGACTTCAGAACATGGTTCGGCAGGGACGCGGTTTCGAAGAAGATTGAGTCGGCCAGCCCCATAGTGGTTTCAAACATCGGGACGCTGGCAAGGCGGGACGCCAAATACTATGACCGCTTCAAGATGCTGATAACGGACGAATTCCATCATTCGGCTGCCAAAAGCTACATCAAGATGAATGCGCTGGCGAGCGAGGCCTACTGGCGGTACGGCTATACGGGAACATTCCTGCGGGCCGATGGAAGGGAGATGACCATGATGGGCGTCCTTTCCAACATCATTTACCAGAAGTCGGCCAGCGACCTTATTGAAGACGGCTGGCTGGTCCCGCCGAAGATAAAGATCTTCAGGTGGCAGCTTCGCGGCTACTCCAAATACAACTACAAGGACGCCTACACGGCCCTTGTAACAGACCCCGGCTTCAACAGGTTCATCGCGGACCTGGCCGAGAAGCAGGTCTTCGAAGGAAAGCAGGTTTTGATCCTTGTGCGCCGGAAGGAGGCGGGCCGCATGCTCGCTGGCCAGATGGGCGACAGGGCGGTGTATTTGAACGGCGACGATCCGGTCGCCCATAGAAAGGAGGTGAAACGCAAGTTCAAGGAGAAGACGGTACGGTGTCTCATTGCCACGAGCATCTTCGGAGAAGGACAGGATGTCCCCGGCATCGACGTCTTCATAAACGCCAGGCTTCAGGAAGGTGAGATAGAAACACGCCAGGGAATCGGTCGTGCCCTCCGTCCAGCGCCCGGAAAAGAGTTTGCAGAAGTATTTGATTTTCTCATTGTAGGTCACCGGCATCTTGTGCGACACTCGGTTTCACGGATAAACCAATACAAATCCGAAAGAGCATTCAAACTGAGTATCGAACGAATCTGACTGGTATTCTTATTCACTTTTCTTACTGGAGTTCCTATGAATGTTGACAGTATTCTACGGGAGAACGAAGGTCTAATCAGGTCCACCACATCACGGATCACAAGCAAGTTCAACAAGGCAAGGCACGCTGCCGACTTCGACGACTTCCTGAACGAAGCGCGGGTCGCCGCATGGCGGGCCATAGTAACCCACCACAAGAACGGAAAGGCAAAGCTGTCCACCTACATGGTCCGGTGCATGACAAACCGGCTCATAGACCTGGACAGGTCGGCAAACAAGAAGTCCAGCCCGCACCTTGAAGCGGTTGAGGACATAGACACATCCTCGGCCTCCTGCCCCGTCATATCACTCGACACCTATCTTGACCGGAACGAAACGGACATTCTTCGTAAGGTGTATGCAGGATTCAAACTGCACGAGATAGTGAAGGCACGGTCAATTGACAAGGCAATTTCCAAAAGGAAGGCAAGCTGCGAGGTAGTGGGATGTTTGCACCGCATACGGCAAAAACTTACATTAAAAGATGTGAGCCACGAGGCATTGGCAATCTAGGCTCGGCACAGGAGGCCGTAGCCCTTCGAAACCGCAGGATTGCGGAGAAGGTTGTAACGGGCAGTCTCCTGAAGTCAAAGCCGAAGTCCGAAAGCAAAAGCCTGAAGAGGATCCTGCGCGAGTGGGAGACCGACGAGCGGCTGAAGAAGCTGAAGCCGTTTGTGGAGTATTGGAACAAGTGGGCTCAATACTACCGCGACTTTGACAACAACTGGTGGCCGAAAAACCGGAGCCAGATATCCTGCATGGAGCGCATCATTGAGGTGGCCGATGAGAAAGGCGTCCATCTGGACACCTTCCTCGGCTGTACGTGGAAGGCCACCGAGAAGAGAAGACACGCACCAACGGTCCAGCTTTGCCTTTCCAACGGGATTGAGTTTTACGACAGGTTTATAGGGGATCTGGAATTCGATCTGGACCAGGATGAATACGAGGAGCAGTGGCATGGGTGACATGGAACTTCCAGTCGGGCGGGATCAGCCCATTGGGATCGCTGTGAAGGGAGCCCTTGAAAGGGAGAATGTGGAGGTTCGCCTGAACCACAGCATTGTCCGCACCTGGCGCTCAAAGACCAGAACCATAAAGCTTGTGGCCGGTGAGACAATACCCAAGGGGGCAGCGGTGGCCCTTTATGAAAACAATACCAGCATAGCCGTAAACGCCGATACAACCCTGTCCGACCGAATGGCGAGGAAGGGTGAGGAATCGTACAGGAAGCGGAAGGAGAGGTCTTATCTGAAAGACCCGGAATACCAGAAGGAGCAGGAGCAGATTCGAAAACAGATCCGCGCTGACCGCATAACGAAGGAGAAGGAGGAGTTGTGGGAGGAGTTCTCGAAAACGTAAGCAGGCAGAAGGCTGTCCGCATGGATGTGGCTCTTGATCTTCTGGCGGACTTCATGAAGCTGCCGGACGGCGTTCGGGTAACGCATGTTTATTCAAAGCACGAAACCTGGAGACCGAAGGATGTGGTCTTTGTGCTTGAGGGCCCTGGCCTTCCAGACGGGTGCGAATGCGACGAGGGTGCTGTAATGAAGAAGGTCACGGGACACTTCATCCGCGACGACTACGGCAGGTCCAGATTTGACAGGTTTACCACGGAGAAGGATGACATGTGGGAGGAGTTTTCGAAGCGATGAGTCTGGATGATTTGAAATCCGATGGCAGCGTGACACTGGACCTGAGTGCAAAGCCGCTTGAGCCGCATCAGCTTGCGGTGAAGGGATCAGAATGCACATCTGTGTATATGGACGAAGTTGTTGATGCTGCTGATCACACTTTTACAAGCTATTCTGTATTCGGTCGGGCCTTCTCTGAGGTGGAGGACCGGCTCAATGTCCTTGAAGGGAAGATTCCCGAGTGGCCGAGGAAGAAGATGCGCCAGCATGTGAACGAGGCGTTTCTCGTCATCAAGACTGAAATCGACAATATGATCCTTAAGGAACGCAGGAATATGATGGCATGGGCGAAGTCGGAGATGGCGGACCACAGGAATGCAATGCGAAACAGGGTAGAGCAGATGAAAAACGAAATGTGGGAGGAGTTTTCAAAGTTATGAAACCAAGATTCAAGGCGGGGCAACTGATTCATCTTGTAGGCAATCCAAAGGATATAATCCAAATTCTTCATGTTGGTAAAGACAAGTATTTTGTCAGGCATCCATACGGGACCGAGGGTGTTATCAAGATCAACAGCACAGATACATATTACCAGCGATGGCGGAGCAAGCTGAAGGAGAAGAAATGAGTGTACCCTTTTCATTCGGACCCAGCTTCCAGGAATCGATGCTTGCGCTGATGCTGCGTGACGTCTCATTCGCAGACAGGTGTGTAAGATATGTCGAGGCCGAGTATCTTCATTCGGACACCCACAAGTGGCTTTTCAACCAGATAGAGGAGAAGTACAGGCGCGAGGGGATGGTCCCTGAATACGTGGAAATAGAGGACGCGCTGAAGCTGGAGGAGAAGCACAAGAGGCGGCTCTTCAAGTCCTTCGCCAAAAAGATATACGCCCTCTCGCCGGGAAGCATGGACTTCCTGAAGGAGCAGCTTACGGACTTTGCCAAGCGGACGGCATTCGCAGAGCTCTTCCAGCACGGGCAGACACTCTACAATGCGGGCGAGGTGGACGATGCCTACACCTACGTTCTGGAGAAGATAAACGCCCTTCATGGCGTCTCATTCCACGACGACCAGATACTGGCCATTGAGGACTTTGAGGCCTTCAGGCAGCAGTTTATGGCCCAGAGGGCCATTTCACACGACAAGATACCCACAGGCATCCCGGCACTGGACCGGATTCTTCTGGGAGGGCTGTCCCGGCTGGAGGGTGAGATGGGCTGCATCATCGCTCCACCGAAGCTCGGAAAGTCCACTGCGCTCACCCACATGGGATTCATGTGCCTTACGACACTGTCGGGCCATGTGGGGCACGTTATTCTTGAAGGCTCAACCGAACAGTCGGTAATCAGATACCAGTCACGCCTCTCCGGTATTCCGGCCAAGAGGATAATGACCGGAAAGCTCACAGCCGAAGAGGAGAGAAGACTGGACATGCTCGGCAAGCGCTACATGAACCGTCTTCACATGATCCCGTTCAACCAGCACTGGGAATATTCCACAGCCGACCTTGAAGGGAAGGTGACAGAACTGAAAAGGAAGGGCAGGAAGCTGGACATGCTTGTGGTCGACTATGCGGACCTTCTGAAGCCACGCGAGGCGGTTGGAGATCCCCGCCATGACCAGCGGGAGGTGTTCCGCGACCTGAAGCGGCTTTCCTACATGCAGAAGCACGCAACATGGACGGCTTCACAGTCCACCCGTCCAAAGGACGACCCTGAAAAGGAAACCCTCCTGCGTGCCCGGTCGGTCGCCGAAAGCTACGACAAGGTCAGGATTGTGGACTTCATAATGACGCTGAACCAGACGCCACGGGAGAAGCGCACCGGAATCATGAGGGCGCATGCGGACCTATACCGCAGTAATGAATGCGATCTTACGTTAAGACTTGTTACTGATTTTTCGAGAATGATATTCTATACTCGTAGGTACGGCTACAAACTACATCACGAACTACCGGAATGGCTCAAGCGCAAGGGTGGCAAGAAACGATAGGTATTGGTACTGGAGCATCGAATGGGAGCGGGGAGGCCCGAATACAGCAAGTTTCCGAATTTTGATCTTGGACACTACCTCAAGGAGAACGGTGTCTATTATCTGAAGCACGACTCCGACGACCATGTTGAATATGCAATGAACTGCCCCATGTGCCGCCTTCGCGGGGAGAAGCGGAGCGACACAAAGAGGCGCTTGTGGGTCAACCCAAGGGTGGGGATGTTTACCTGCTACAACTGCGACTGGTCGGGGCCGCTTGAGCGGCTGGTCCAGATATTTTCAAAGTGCGATGTCGAAAGGGCCATCAGGATTCTTGAAGGCCGCAAGCCGGGATCGCTTGAGATGCTCAACTTCCCCCTGCACCATCCCGAATACGACAATGATGATGAAGCTGAAACGCTGCGCGAGGTGGAGTTCCCGCACGGCTTCAGGCTCTTCTCCGATTCGGAGGACACGGACACAATATTCCACCGCTACCTTGAGGGCCGGGACATTCCCCTGGAATACGCCATTGAAAACGGCTGGGGGTTCTCGGAGGTGGGCTACACGCAGCACCGGATAATAGTTCCAACCTACATGGAGGAGCGTCTTGTTTTCTGGCAGGCCCGCGATGTTCTCGGGAACCTGCATGACCATTATGGAACCAACCTTTACAAGAAGGTTCTCAATCCCAAGGGCGTTTCTGCACGCTCGGTTCTCTACAACTACGACACCGCGAAGAATCACGGTGAAATCATATTGTGTGAAGGGTTCGTCGACGTCTGCAAGGCAGGAGCCAACGCTGTAGCTACAAACGGAAAAAAACTGCACTCCGCACAGGTCGAATGGCTCACGAAGACGAAGGCGAGAAATATCGTAATCTTATGGGATGAGGATGCTTATTCAGATGAAAAACGCTACGTCAAGGGCAGAAACAAAGGCAAGATCAAGAAACCGTGTTCAGTCGATGCGGCTATCTCCATGCTCAAGTCCTTCTTCGATGTCCGGTGTATCAAGCTTCCAGATGGAAGAGACGCTGGATCCTACGCCATGGGCGAACTCGAGGAACTTCTCACGGATGGATTCGATTGAGAAACGGTGGTACCGCTTTTACGTTTCACTCCACATGGTCATTCTCGGCACGGTCGCTGCGGCGGCCTTTTTATTCGGCTGGTGCGTGGCATGAAGAACGTGATCATTTTTGCCATCCTGGCCTTTCTGGTCGGGGTCGCTCTCAGGCAGTATGTCCAGATCAGGCAAATGAACGAAAACATGATCCGGCTGGCTTCGGTTGTGGAGGCCGACCACAGGATGTACACCCACCTCATAAGGGTGGCCGCCAACCCACCATGGCTTGACAGCCAGATACAGGCCCTTGAGGGCAAGGGGATCAAGGTAATGGTACAACGCCCCATCGGCGGGGAGGGGGCCGTGAGGGCCGTAAAACCGCCCCAGAAGGCCGAAAAAAGAACCCAGCAATAACGCCTTGTTGTAAAAAAGTTTCAAAATTTCAAGAATTTCTGATTTTTCCGCATGGAACCTACCGGAACTACACACCAATCCGCGATTTCCCAATTCTTTAGTGTTAACGGCAATTTATAAAATAAAGCTAAAGTTTTTCAGACACTTGCCGAAGACGGTTATGTAAGCACAAACACACAGGTCATTTTTAGGAGGTCAGGCCTAATGATCGAAGAAAACGACACAATTTGGTATAGCCCAACCGGCTCCGGCTACCTCAAGGCCACGGTTCTCTACACCTACCGCAACGAACTGAGAATCAGATTTCACAAGACGTTTGCACCCCTTGGAATCAAAAAGGGCGACACCTGGGACATCACAAACAACTGTGATGGGCGGCTGGTTACCGAAGCCGAAATTAAAAACGGCGATTGGATTTCAAAACTGTAGGAGGGCACGAACATGGGAAGACAGGCAAAGCCAGATAAAAAATTCATAGGCAAAACGATCAAGCTGGAAGACGTACGCGGCGATCTTGAAAACTGGAAGCTGGTGTCAATCGTGGACGGCAAGCCAAAAGGCTGTTTTCACTTTCCGGGTCCCGGCTACATGGCACAGCGCAGAAAATCACAGTGTTTCGTTTCTGTGGAACAGGTCAACGAGCAACTGGGAGGCAAGTAATGGAAACCATCAAGAAACTTCTGGCAGCCATCGGAATCGAGGACTGGATGACGATGAGGGAACTCACGGACGAGGAGGTCGAGGAGCTTGCCCGCCTTCACGAGGAGAAGGAAGACGCGAGGCACGATTTTGAAATGGGGGAATTCTAATGAACACCGAAAAGTTTGAAACATTTGTCGAACTGGTCGAAACGGCAAACAGGGCTGAAATGAGGATGATTAGAAACGCGGTGGAGATGGTCGGCTTGTATCGGCTGAAGGGTGGACCCGGCGGTGAGACTCTTTGGAGGCGGTGGGGGCTTGCCCAATCTGCTTCAGAGCTTCTGAACTGGCTTTTTGACAATTCCGGGTCGATGAAGACGGCAAGTCAGGCGACGGTTCTTTTGAAAAACATCAGCCGGATGACAGAAGGACAATTCGACGAAATAGAAAAACGGGTCAAAAAGTGGGGGGAGATCTGATGGGCGCTTACAAGAAAATAAAACAGCTTGCGGACGAGGGCGACGCGGAATCCAAAAGACTCAGGGACTGGATAAGGGCACAGGAAACCTTTGATGAGATGGAACTGGTTTTCGATCTGGAGAACTACCCGGAGCGCGAGCCCACAATTTTCGACAGAATCAAATCACGATTCAAAATGGGGAGGGAGTCAAAATGAGGATCATTCTACTAACAATCATTCTGGGAATCTGGGGCTGCGGGTATGAAGAGCAGCTTGCCGAGGCGGAGGCGAAGGAGAAGGCGAGACTGGAAGCCGAAAAGGCTGAAGAGGCCGAAGAAAACAGGGCCAGCGAAGAGCGCTCCGCCGAGGTGGTCGATGAAAACGCGGAAGATGTGACAAGGGTCGAAGTGGACGTTGATGTGGATGTGGAGGTGGAGGTGGAACAGACCACGGCCTACGCCGATGAATCCGCGCTGGTAATCTACAGGCCCGAACGGAAATGCTGGGAGGACGCGGTCGCCGAAGCGCCTGACGGCTTCAGGCTTCTCACACGCGCCGAGGCGGTATCGCTTTACGATCAGGGCCTTCTGGACGAGGTGTCGGCAAGGAACACAATCTGGACCGCCACCGAATTTCAATTCATAAACGCATGGACGATGAACACCAGGAACGGGATAACCACGGCCTACAGCCGGTCAACCCTCCTTCCTGCAATCTATATCGAGGAGACGGAATAATGGGAAAGAGAACAAAATACTATGCGTTTGTGACATCTGATCGCCCATGCAAGTCCTGGACTTTCAGTGTCCACTATTCGCAATATGCCGCAGAGAAGAAGTATGGCGACCTGACCAGACATTACCGGGGAAACCCCAGCACTGATTATGATCTGATCGTTTTGACAAAAGAGGAACTGGAAGAGGAATTTGGGGAGCACCATGTGATCGATTACAAAAACAAAACGATAACTGAAAAGGAGACGGAATAATGAAAATTTCACTTTCTTCAAAGGAAAAAACAACGCTTAAAACCTTGTTGCGGGAGCAGATAAAAATTCTAAGTTACCGTGCTGAAAATGCGGGGGAGTTGGCTAGAGATGAAGCGGACGGTGGCGAACACGCCATAGGAATCGGAGCCAGGGCTCATGCCATGAGGCAGCAAGGCAAGAGGGTTTCGATCCTTCAATCAATATTTGAAAAACTGGGAGGCAAGGCATGAAAATCACACCCACACAAATTCTGGGGTTTCTTCTGGCGCTTCCAACCATGTATCTGGCCTGGAGCCAGTATGAGCGGTTCGTGGAATTGTCCGAAGAAAACGCGATGTTGGAGGAGATCAGGGAAGTTATGGAAAACACAGAGGAAAATGAGAAAGGAGATGATCTGGAAAATATTAATGCCCTAATAACGCTAATTTGCAAGAAAAAGCTAAAGTTTTTCGGAAAGTAGCCGTTAACGGTTATGTAACCACAAACAATTGGGTCACAAACAGGAGGTCAGAATCATGGCTATCAAACTCAAGAAGGACGAAACCCCCACCCTTCCACAGCGCCTTGTGGAGATCATCAGACAGGGCTGTTCCTACTCGGCCCTTGAAAAGATTTTCAAGGACAGGGCTGGACAGATCAGAAAGGAATTTGTCGCCTACGCCGAAAAGAACGGGGACGGTTTTGATCTGGTCGAGCAGAGCGTGAACACCGACAGCGGATGCGCCACGCTTTCAGAACGAAAAACAATAGTATGGAACGTGGACAGGATTCAGGAACTGATCGACGACGGCACGGTAACACTTACCACGATTCTCGGCTGCTGCAGCTTCAGGCAGAAGGATCTGGAAGTCGCGCTTGGCTCCAAATTTGACGAGGCGATTTCAGAGATAACCACCAAGCAGACCATTTCCTTCACAGGCAATTCGGAACTGAAGGCGGACATGGAACTGAGGGCGGACGCCATTGACCAGCTTGGCGAAGCGCCCGCACCGGCAAAGCCTGCAAAGGCGGAACCGAAAACGGAAGAGGCCCTTGCTGAAATGACAGCCGAGGAAGACGGTGTGAAGGAGGCAGCAAGCCGGGTCAGGAAGGGAGTCAAAAAGAAGGCCGCCAAAAAGCCGGTCAAGAAGGCGAAGGCAAAAACCACAGCGGCCAGCACGGACGCTGATCTTGACGATATCCTAAACAGCTAGGGGGAGGCAAAAATGGACGCGCTTTACGTACAACCGGCCCGCTGCACGGCCAAGCTGCCCGAGACCCTGTCAAAGCACCACATCGGCGAACTGAAGCTGGACGGGGCGAGGTATACTCTTCACCTTGCCCACGACCCTACGGGCCGCACAGAGGGCAATACGCTGCTCTCACGGCATAAATCCAAGGTGGACAGGATCAATGTGGACAAGACGGCCAACGTGCCGCATATCACGGGCGTCGAATATCCCGGCCTTGAGGGCTGTGAACTGGACGGCGAGATGTTCCACACCGATATTTCGACCACGACTTCCATAATGGGAGCCTCGCCCGCCAAGGCCATCGAGCGGCAGAAGGAGATCGGCTGGATCAAATACTATGTTTGGGACATCCCGGTTTTCAAGGGCAAGGACATAAGGGGCCTTCCGCTTACACAGCGCCGGAAGATTCTGGTCGAGGTTGTAAAGCGGATGAAAAATCCAAACATCAAAACCCTCACACAGTATCCGCACGACAAGGTCGAAGAGCTCTTTCTCAAGGTAGTGGGCAGGGGCGGCGAGGGGCTGGTCGTGAAGGATGTGAGGCAGGGCTATGGATCGGGCTGGTCGAAAATGAAGAAGAGCTACGACATTTCGGTCTTCATCAGCGGCTTCAAACCCGGCAATGGAAAGTACACGGGCATGGTTGGCGCGATGGAGGTTTCAGTGATCGACGATGACGGCAAGCCCAAGGCCATCGGGTACGCTTCCGGCTTTGTGGACAGCATACGCGAGGACATGACCGAGGAGCCAGAGAAATACATCGGGCGTGTGGTGGACGTATATGCACAGGAGCTTTCCAAAACGGACCGGCTTCGCCACCCCACATTTTACCGCTTCCGCGAGGACGGCATGGACGCGAAGGACTGCACGCTGCAGAAGGTCAAGGACGACATGAAGGAACAGAAGAAGGCAAAATCAAGAAGAAGGAGAATACGATGAGCACACCGGATCTAAAACCAAAACCGTGGCTGGAGAGAGCCACCGAAAATTTCATCACCGACTGTATTGGACGCTGTTCGGGATGTGGAACTGGAAACAAGGTGCGGGCCTACGGCTACCTTGTGGAGAAGAGGCCCAACGTGGTTTCTGAATTCTGCGACAATTGCGCGGTCAAAAACGGGCTGATCGAATTTGACGGGCCGATGGCAAAGCTGAAGGCCATCTACGACATGGAAATGAACTGCCGGATAGAATCATTCTGGGACGGCGGCTGGACCTTTGCACTCGGCGATTCCACAAGCGGGTTTCTGGGGAACGAAACCTTTGAAAACGAAGACTTTGAAAAGGGCGTCGACTGGCTTTACAGGAAGGCGCTCGAGGCAACATCAACGGAGGGCGACTGATATGTACGGACGCTATGAATTCACAGAAGGCAGGTCAAACAAGTACTGGGAGATAGAGCCAGCCGGTCGCGGGATGGCAATAATCCGCTGGGGCCGCATAGGCAGGATCGGCGGCGAGCAGACCAGAAGCGAGGCCGAGGCGTTTGACCGGGCGGAGGACAAGATAGCAAAGGGCTACATCAAGGTCAGCAGCAAGTGCGGGCCTGAAGGCGGAGGCGGCAGACCGGCACCCAAAACCAAAAAGAAACCGGCACCCAAAACCAAAAAGAAACCGGCATCGAAAACCCACAAGACAACAACATTCGAGGAAGCCATGGAAGAACTGGCGAAGGTGGATTGACATGAATACAAAAACCAAACAGATCGTGGTCGAGAGGATGAAGGTAACGGTTCCGGACGACATCTGGTTCAACACCAGCTACGCCATTCGGGGCAGGCTCAAGGACGCGAAGAAGATGACGATGGCGCAGTTTATCACAACAAGCAACGCGACCCTGCGGCAGGTGTTTGGAATGATGAGCGACCGGGAGCTAAAGAAATTCTCAAACCTGCTGCATGAATTCTGCGATTCAAAGCGGTCGTACAAGGTTCTTGAAATATGCGCCGAGTTTAGAAAGGGTGGATTGACATGAAGGTTTATTACACAAGCAAGATGGTGGCCGATTCGGGCGGGATGAGCCCAAGTCCGGCCAAGCCGAAAATGGTAGTCGAGGACTGGCGGAAGCACGGCCTTGACATCGAAGTGGTGTCACCGATCCCGCTGGGACGCAATGATTTTTACCGGGTCCACGACATGAAGTATGTTAACGGTGTGCTGGACTGCAAGGCACCCAATGGATTTGGAAACCGGAAGGAGGAGATCGCACGGACGCTTCAGTACACATCCGGTGCAATGTACTGGGCTGCCAAGGCCGCCATAAAGGGCAGGACAATGGTTGCGGCCCTTTGCAGTGGATTTCATCACGCCTGCTGGTCCCACGGTGGAGGCTTCTGCACGTTCAACGGCCTTCTGATCGCGGCCAAGAGGCTTTATTCTGAAAAGCTGGTGCGGAAGGTGGGGATTCTGGACTGCGACTGCCACTATGGAAACGGGACAGTGGATATAATCCGGAAGCTGAAAATAAAATGGATCGAGCACTATTCCAGCGGTGACATCTATGGAATGAGAAGCGATGCAAAGATATTTTTGAGACGGCTTCCCGAGATAATCATGGACCGCTTCAAGGGCTGCGATCTGGTTCTCTACCAGGCTGGAGCCGACCCGCATGTCTCCGATCCGCTTGGCGGGTGGATGACCACTGAGGAAATGAAGGAGCGTGACAGGATAGTTTTTCAGACGCTGCACAAGATGGGAATTCCGGTGGCGTGGAACCTTTCCGGCGGATACAGTAACACCGAAACGATCCTTGAGATCCACCGCAACACGGCGATGGAATGCCTGAAGGTCGAAATGGAAAGTGAGAAGGAGGTGGCATAGGTGGCCAAGGCCCATTACACGGTTCCATGCGAGGCGCGGTCAAAGATCAGGCCCATTCGCTTCACACCCACACAGGACCGCGAGCTTCTGAAGTTCGCCGATTACCTTTCCGGCTTCTGGGGCCGCCAGGTTTCCGTGTCCTGGGTGGTTCACGCCATGATCGCCGAGGGGCGGGACGCCTTTTACGAGAAATACGTGGAAGGAAAGGCTGATATAGATGAGTGAAATCACAGACATATCCAGAAATGCCTTGAATCCACCAGCCCACGGGCTATGTTCCACGGTGTTTCACGGGCAAAGTCCAGTGATTTCACATACTTGGGTAAAATCTGGAAATCTGGATTTAATTGGAGGCATATTTCATAGTGATAACGGGATTTTATCAATTTCCCTCAAGGTTTTCAGCGACTTTACCGTATAGGAGTATGTAAGTCACATAAACACAGGGCACGGTCAGCCCGCAAAAAGGAGGTCAGGCATGGGAGGAGTAAAGAAACTTCTGGTCGAAAACCAGGAAGCCCGCCGCAAGCAGCGCAACCTCAAATCTGAAATCGACTACCTGCAAACCGAAAACGAAGTGCTCACCGCCAACAACAAATTTCTGAAAGAGGCGCTTTCAAGGCTCGTCAACCGGGTTGCGGAATCAGTAACCGTAGACCCTGGACTCAATGTATCGAATGCGCTCACCCGCGCAATCGAGGACATGGAGGAGGCTGAAAAGGCCCGCAGAATCGAATCGGCTGGGAGGGTTGCAAAATGAAAAAGGGAAAGCTCACTTGTCAGGTGATAGGGAAGGACGGCACGGTGTGTGGACATGAGTGTGGAAACCTCATGCACCACATCGACGAAGCCCACCCGGAAATCACCGTTGAGGAATACGCGGAACAGCACGGCGGGCTGGACAGTATCGTCCATCCCGATCTTCAGGAAGCATATTTGGGGGACAAGGCTGTGATAGATGAAAAAGGAAATGTAATGATCGCCGGGACTGAGATGGCAATCCGGTCATGCCCCGATGAACTGAAAAGATACATCCCGAAGAAAAACGAGCACTATGTTTTTCAGGACTTCACCAAGGATGTGATTCTGGACACCCAGAGCACGCCACATCCAAAACCAGTGTTTTTGATAGGCCACACGGGCACTGGAAAAACCTCCTGCTTTTTCCAGCTTGCTGCACGGATCGGCCAGCCGCTCATGCGGGCCAACATGAACCATCAAACCACCATCGCAGACTTCACAGGGACATGGGTTGTGAAGGGCGGCTCAATGGAATGGGTGGACGGCATACTTCCCTACTGCATGAGACACGGGCTCTGGCTGGTTATCGACGAACTGGATTTTGCCGACGCTGCGATCCTTTCGGTTTTGAATTCGGTTCTTGAGCCGGGTGGGTGCCTTACCCTGAAGGAGAAGGGGCACGAGATAGTCGAGCCGCACAAGGATTTCAGAATCATGGCTACCGCCAACGCTGTAGGTGTGATGGCCGAATTCCGTGGGCTCTACCAGGGCACAAACATAATGAACGAGGCTTTCCTGGACCGGTGGAAGGTTTACGTGGTCGACTACCTTGATCAGAAAACCGAAGCCAAGGTTGTCTCCGGATCGGTTCCGCGCATGACTGAAAAGGTGGCCAGCGAACTGGTCAAGGTTGCGACCATGGTAAGAAAGGCTTTTGCAGAGGAAACGGTCGCGTCAACATTCTCAACCAGGCGGCTCATGGATTGGGCTGAAATGATAGTACGCCACCGCGACAAGAAGAAGCACGCTCCACTGAAGGCTGCCGAATCGACCATCTTTTCAAAGGTGAGCCGTGAGGACAAGATGGCCATCGAGGGAATCATCAAGCGGGTTCTTTTTGGACAGGAGAGAAGCTAATGAAAAGAATATTTGAAACAGGCCTTGAAAAGATAGGCAGGATCATTGCGGCACAATATGACATAGAAGTGGTCTTCCAGGGGAGTGGGGCGAAGACGGACGGCAAGACAATATACCTCCCCGCCACGACGGAATTGACACCAGAGCTTATGGAAGACATGCACGGCTTTCTGGACCATGAGGTCGGCCACTGCCGGTATTCGTGTTTCAATCAGTTTGACAAGCTGATCAGGGGACGCGGGGCTGCCTTCCACAAGAATCTTTTAAACGCGCTTGAGGATGTGAGGATCGAGCGCGAGATCGTCAAGGAATTTCCAGGCTGCCACTACAACCTGAAGCCGCTGAACGAAAAGCTGAAAAAGGGAATCAGGGACAACGGTGTTGAAAAGTACCCATGGCCGGTCCAGCTTATTTTTGAAATCGAGGGGCGCATGTCCGGCGAGCCGTGGAACATCGAAGACAAAAACGTAATGGTAATGATGGACAGGATTGAAACCCATGTCGCAAAGCTGAACGACTGTAAAAGCACCGACGAGCTTCGAAGGGTGACCGAGGACATAACCCGCGCCGTGATAGATTACGTGGACAATGAGGAGGAGGATTGTTCGGGCGACTGCAAGGACAGAAAAAACGAGCACGGCAAGGGCGGTGAGTCCGGGGAATCCGGAGAAGGGGGAGAGGGCAGTGAAAAGGAAGAGGGTTCGGAAGGCACAAGCAAGGGCAAGGGTGGAGAGGAAGAGGAAGCTGAAGGATCTGGTTCGAAGGGCAAGGGCGGCTCTGGCACTGGCGAGAAAAACAAAACCGAAAAGAGCGACGACACAATGACAGGAGGTGGCAGTGGGAGCGAAGAGGAGAAGGGCGCTGGCGAAGGCGAAGAAAAGACAGAAGCGTCGGGATCAGAAGGCAAGACGGGAAGCGAGGGAGAAGGCGATGAGGGAGGCGCTGACAAGGATGGAAAGGGAGACGGCACTGGATCAGATGATCGCGGACCTAGACCACCCAGGGACAAGCGCGGTGATGAAGTAATCAACGACAACAAGGACAAGCGCTGGGATGAAACCAACTTTACCGTGGACGACATGATAAGGCGCAACATCGAAAAGTTCTGCGAAGAGCATCCCACAGGTGTCGAGCCGGATGGTGTGGATGCTGGGATGGCAAGACCCGGAGACGGGCCTGCAAGCCTGAAAAGAGGCAGACACGGCGCAGCCCCAATTGTGGACAGGGGCAGGTCGAGCAAGCCCTATCTGGTATCGACCACGCGTTTTGACAAGGAGATGGATGTCACCGGCAAGGGTGACCCGCGCAAATACAACAAGCTGAAGGCTGAAATAAACAAACACGTTTCATCCATAAAGCACTGGCTGGAGAAGACACTGAAGGTCCAGGAGAATGTTCACTGGCGCACCGAGCGCGAGCGCGGAATGATAAACGGGCGGTCGCTGAACAGAATGTTTACAAACCCCAACTACCGCACGCCCTTCAAGGAGCAAAGGCGCACCGAAACGACGAACGTGGCCGTGGAGATCCTGATAGACCTTTCCGGCTCCATGAGCGGGGACAAGATTGAAACTGCAAGGCTTACCGCGATAGCCATAGCCGAGGCGCTCACCCAGCTACAGATACCATTCGAAATAACCGGCTTCCATTCGGTACCGGATCAGAGAATGGCCCGGTGGTCACTGGACCACGGTGGCGACCTTTCCAGATTCGCCAGATACCAGGAGCGGCTTGAACTGATGGTTTTCAAGCGCTTTGATTCGGCAAAGCTGAACGGGCTCGTAAACATCAAGTCGGGCTATCAAAACCCGGACGGTGACGCTGTGAAGTGGGCAGCCAACCGGCTGAGTGAGCAGAAGCAGAAAAGAAAAATCATGCTTGTGTTGAGCGATGGCCACCCCGCAACAAGCGAGCGTCGATACCAGATCCTTCACGGTGACCTTTACCGCGCCGTGAGAAAGATAATCAAGGCCGGGATAGAAGTGGTCGGCATCGGAATCATGGACCACCATGTAAGGGAATTTTATCCTGAGTATGTAGTGATAAACAACATTGCGGAGCTTCCCAGAAAAGTGATGGGCAAGCTGGCACGGATAATAGCGAGGGCGGGATGAGCATGAAGCTGAAATATGTGGGGCGATACCAGGAGGAGGAAATGATCCTGGCTTCCAGACCGGAGCCGGGAGCCCTTGCCCTTACCTGGGACAACGACCACAGGGTTTATCTTTACAGGGCAGACAGGGAGTGGGTGAGCTTTGACAGAAAGGAGCTTCCAAAGGATGCCGAGGCCCTGCTTCCGCCCGTGTCCCCGTCCGTTTCCACCGGCACGAGATTTCTTGGGGCCTTTAACAGGATTGGAGATCTTCCGCCGGGTGCGCCCGGTGACTTTGCCAGTGTCAAAGGAGATAGTTTTGTTTGTGTTGAAAGAAACAACTGGACGAGGGTGGATACCACTGAAGGACTGGAAGTGAAGGTTGCGGAAGCGGCACATGAAGCAGCAACGAAGGCTGACGCCATGGAAACAACCAGTGTTCAGTTTACCGCCGAAAGCGGGATCGAAATAAGTGTCCCGTCCCCACAGTTTCTAAACTATGGAGATCCATCCGGCGACATGCCTCCGCCATGGATGGGCTGTGGGGCCATGACAAAGGACAGTGGCTGGCACGTTGTCTACCATGACATGAATCCGGGGGAGATTACAAGCTGGGCAATGACCATGCATTTTATTCAGTCTCCACTGTGGAACGGAGATGAAGAGCCTGATACGAATATGGAGATTGGCCGCAAGCCTGAGATGATGGCCATCTGGGGACAGGATACACAGGGCTTTGGGTTTGTAATAACCGAATACGTCCATGACCGCGACCGTGTGGTCCTCCAGCTTCCCAGATGGGTGCGGGCCACGCGCCTGTTTTATTCCTTTGATTCGGACATCCATACCATCTTTGCAAAACGTGTTGACCAGTTGAAGGACGGCTGGGTTCCACCCGGCCACGACCGGCACCGCATGGGTCTGGTTCGAAAGGTGGAGAAGCTGAAGGCAGACCTTGATGTTGCCTGCAGGGGTATCGAGAGCAAGGACAGGGAGATCAGGGAACTGAAGGCGCATGTTGAAAAACTGTCAATGTGGGACGAGCTATGAAAAAGTACAGGGTGACAATGGAAAGGCTTAAGGAGTTTTGTGCCGAGCACGACATCGCGGTTCCATCGGGAGCCATGCGCCCACAGCTTGAGGCGGCGATAGCACGCTCATGGCTGCACCTGAACGAGGTGGACGCAAACTCCTGCTTCGGGTACTGGGAGGACGGCGACATGAACTGCCATACCTGCGGGTTTGAAAACATGTGCTTTGAGGCAGCCCTTGGAACCACAAAGGCCAGATACTTCAAATTCATCGAAAGGGACAAGAGGCCGGTTCGCTTTGAGTCGGCACTTAGAAAAAGGAGAAGCCGTGGCAAGTCAATCTGAAAAACTGGACAATCTGGTTCAGGAATGGGTGGCGGATGTAATGAAGGACAAGGGGGACGCGCAGGAAATAATGAATGCGCTGGGACGCGCCCTCCTGTTTGTCACCATTGCCGTCTATGAAGACCCGAAGGAGGTCTGGGAGGACTTCATGGGCCACCTTCGAAGACAGGATCTTGAAAAGAATGTAGAGATGGTGAAGGAGCTTAGACAGTTTATCCAGATTGGAAACTGGGAGGTTGTCACCCAGACCGATGAAGGGCAGGAGGAGATTGTTGACACCGCCCTTCAGAAGAAGCTTGCAGAAAGGCTGGTGGCTGTTTTGGAGGAGGAACAGGCTGAATACCTCGCTGCCGGAAAGACGCGGGTGTTCGCCAGAAAAATGAAAACAAACGGGTAGTGGGGACGCCGGGGTCCAGGCCTGACCTCCGGGCTTCGGCAAACCATCAACGGACTGACCATCCGGCCCTTTGTTGGCTCCAGGGGCTTCGGCCCCTGGGGTTCAAAAACTAGAGATATGATTAAACTTTATTATGACAATGTAGCCGACGCCCTTGAAATGGTCCTGCCCGATGGCACGGTCTATTGGAGTTGGTCCGATGAGGTGGCAGGAACAACTGGTTTCCAAAAGGCTGGTTCTGACGACATAACAGCCGTCAATGCCTTTGGCTGGGATGAACGATTCGAATACATGGGGGAGATAGAATGAGAAATTCAAACGTAAGAAAAGCCTTTGATACAAAAGCCGAGGCAAGGGCATTTGTGGCGGGTTTGAAATTTGTCAACGATTCGGACATCACGGTTCTCGGAATAGTCCAGGAGGGCAAGCACATTGTCGTCCACATACACGATGAAAGCCGGGATCTGGATGTCGGGGAGGGATCATGAACGAAAATCTCAGACCAGCAAGTGATGAAGCCGCCACACACATGAGATGGCTGGTTGACAACGCCCCACTGATAGGCCCGGACTTCTTGAACGACTGGGAGAAACGGTTCATGGGGACCATGCTGAGACTGTTTTCAAGAAAGCCAAGGCCCTGCATTTCAGAGGCGCAGGAGAAGAGCATTGGCTACGTTTACGAAAACTGCCGGATGAAGGTGGCTGGCAAAAGCCTTGGAATAGAATCCACGCAGTTTGAGGAGGCCATGGAGGAACTTCACCTTTGGGAAGGAGACTAGTCATGAAATACCGCTTCTACTACCGGGGAGGCTCCCTGGTAAAGCCGATGAAATCCCGCGAGGCGGCCCGTGCGTGGGCTGCCCGGTATTGGTGGTGCATTATCGCCTGGGAGGCCGAAATCGGGCCGTGGCGGGTTCCAGGGACTCCGCATACCAATAGCGTCTGAAATCGCCCCATATTGGCCGTTTTCGGCCCCAGAACCGGCCCTGGAGGGCCTGGTTTCCACCTCATGTCCATTCTGTTGAATCTGGCGCGGGCCGCGCCCCTCTCCCCATGCCTTCTCCGCTGGAGGAAGTCGCGTTTCTGGTGGAATCTCCACTGGTGGAAAAAAAAATGAAAAAAAATTTCTCTCAGGAATTACCGATGGATGAGCCTTGGAATTGCTCCATAATTGCGGTACCGCAGCCAGATATTTATCCTGGCCAACTGGTCAATTACGTATAAAAGCATGTCTCCGCCTTTAAAGGTTTAACTTTCAGTGATTGAGAAAAGGGGACATTGAGAATGGCTTTGCTAACGCAAAGCCGGACGGCAGGGACAAGCCCTGCCGTAGAAACCTTAAAGGGTTTGAACCGCAGGAATGATTCATGAGACAACAATCAAGATCCCAACGGCTCGACAGAGCCGTCAGAGGCTGGCGACAGGCCAGCCTCATAAATGAGGTAGGAAACTGGGAATGATCCAGGTGGCCAACGGGGGTCTAACTTTTTTCTGGGAGAAGGAAATGAAGATTCTGGTTTTTGTAGTGATGGTGATGGGATTGGGATGCGATACTGGTGTGCAGGAAGAGCGGATGGCTGAAAAGGACTCGCCTTACAGGTTTTCAAGGACAGCGATAGGCTACTCGATGGACCGGCTGGAGAACGATGAGGTGATCTGCTACCGCTTCAATCGTCTGAAGAAGGCTGGACTGTCCTGCATGTGGAAGGGGAGGTAAAATGCCAATCACACTTGAGCACAGGGTGACAGAGGTGATCATTCCACCGTACCAAAGGGTGGACAATGAATACTGCTGCTGGGAGGCAAAGGTGGCGTATGAATGCTGGGGAGGAGAAGGGACGAGGGTGTTCAGAAAAACAACCAAAATGGAAATAGACCAGATTGCACAGGAAGGCCACGTTTGGGAGGAATAGATGAATGTAATAGACATAAGAAGCAAGTCGCAAACCTCAATGCCCGGATGTCCGGAGATAGTGGTCGAGGAGCACGGGTTTGCCATAGGAGGCGATGCCGCCTGGCTTGTGGGGGATCCGAAGGTGGACATTCCGCTGATAAGGGACATGGTTGAGCGCCAGGGGTTTGGGGTTCACGTAATGAAGGACGGCTCCGTTGCGGTGACAAGTGAGAAGCGCCGCGAGGATGGAACGAAGGATGTGAAGGTGCTGGGACCGGATGAGCATTTTGAGGAGGACGCTGATGGACAGGTTTGACAAGACAATTCTGGCAGTGTGTTTTCTGGGGGTTCTGGGAGCCGCTGCAAGCCTGGCGCACAGGCCGAAAAAGGTGAAGCTGGAGAGCCTTGCCCTGCAGGAGCTTAATGAATTCTCCCCCTCGTGTTTCGAGCTTGCACAGTGTCTTGGGGGAACGGCGAGTATTGAATACCCTGGGACCGACAAGAAGGCGGTGGGACTGGACCGGTTCCACTGCAAGGTTCTGATAAAGGGCCAGCCGAACAGGGCGCTTATTGTGGCCTTCAAGCAGATCCACACGGCACTTTCGACCTGCATGTTGAAGATGTTTAGAAGAACAGGAAGAGGAACACCAACCTAGGAGTTGCGGCACCGCAACCGGAGGGAGAGAAAATGAGTGAACAGGATCAGGATGGAAGAACATACCAGCAGCTTCAGCACGCCATGCAGTCGGGTGTTGCAGCAGAGCATGCGAAGAAGTCGGAAACCATGAAGGATGTCAGGGTGGGCCTCAATACAGCCCTCTGCGACCAGGCGGCCCTTGTGCAGCTTCTTGAGGAGAAGGGGATCATTACCCGTGAGGAGTACATAGACGCCATTACCGTTGAAATGGGCAATGAGGTCAGGCGGTATGAGCAGCGGCTCTCAAGGGGCGGATCAAAGGTGACACTGGCATGATAAACGAAGGCACCAATCCAAAGGTTGGAGACAGGGTGAGGCCCCTGATTGGACCCCATGCCCACGAACCGGCCACAATAAGGATGAAATGTGTACGGTCTGCTGGGAGGCCAAAGAAAATGTATTAGAAACAGATGTTGACTGAACGGAGACTTTATGAACGACACCAATAAAAAGATTGACCCAGGTGACATTGCATCATTTGAACACAGATCATTTTTTGTCGATCCAAAAAAGTGGTCTTTGCTTGATGAGCATGCTGAG